TTATACTGGTAATACTATTGAAGGTGTTAAAGAAACAGGATGGACACCTGATGATAATAAAGGTGATGATGATAGTAAAAGAAAAAAAACTGCAGTTGTTTCTGTAACAGATGCCAAAGTATCTGCAGTACCTACATCACCTCCTTCTTATTATGGTCAGGGTGTAGGCACAGCTACAACTAATTTGTACGACCCTACAAAGATTGACCCTTACCTAGCCTCACTCTATGGTATTACACCTAGTCCTATTGGTGCTACCTATGATGCAGCAGACTCTTCTTATTCAATGCCTAATTCTAGGAAGGATGCTAAATCAAGAACACGTTTACGTGGACTAGATATATTTAAACCAGTAAGTATAGTTTCATAATGGCTGCAGAAAAAATATTAGAGTGGAAATTACTGCCACGATTTATGATGTTGATTATGACATTAATGAGTTGGCGTGTGGTAGAATGGTTTATGTCTTTGCCTGACCCAAGCGCAGCGCAAGCAGGTCTTGTGTCTGTGGTAACTGGTGCAATGACAGGAGCCTTTGCTGTGTGGATGAACCATGAAGGTAAGAATCCCGGTACATCTAATCACAGAATTACAGAATCAAGGACCACAAAATGAAGTATAACCGTTCACACTTTCTTGATAAGCTAATAGACCATGAAGGTATGGTCTTAACTGTTTATAAAGATAGTCTTGGTATTGATACCATTGGTATTGGAAGGAACCTAAAGGACCGTGGTATCAGTCGTGAGGAGCTAGACTACCTTGACATTCCGAATATGGAGGTGGTCTATGAGCATGGAATATCTGAAGCGGATGCAAGGTATCTAGCCCTCAATGACATTGCCATTGTAGAAAATGAACTATGTCGTGTACATACTTGTGTAGAAAACTTAGATAGTGTAAGACAGTTAGTGTTAATGGACATGGCATTTAATATGGGAGTTCCACGTCTATGTAAGTTTAAACTTATGTGGAATGCTATACACGAACAAAATTGGGAAGCCGCATCAAGAGAGATGCTAGATTCCAAGTGGGCTAGGCAGGTAGGACGCAGAGCCAAAATTTTGTCAGACGCTATGGCGAGTGGAGAATTTTAATGTTGCCTTATAATGAGGAAGAATGGGAGTGGTTAAATGGGTACGCCTAGTTCAATTACACGTACAGGAAAGCATGAGCCTTTTCACTTACACGTTTCAAGGAATCAAATTGCTTTTCACGAAGCATTATATAAGTTTGGATATAATCCAGATATTAATGGAACAGAAGAAACTGTTTGGTCACAAGGTGGTATCTATACCTACCCTGCTACTGCGGCTCAGTTGTATGTAAGTTCTAGCAGTGGTGATGATGCGAATGGTGGAACAGGTGCTAACTCTGTAAAGATTATTGGTCTTGACGCTGATTATAATGAAGTAGAAGAAGACATTACACTTACTGGTCAGACGCAGAAGATTACTCAAACGTCTTGGATAAGAGTTTACCGTATGTATATTACTCTTGCTGGTTCAGGTGGTGGTGCAGCAGGAACTATTTATCTTGCCAACACAGGAGCAACTGCAGGTGTGCCTACAGGTACTGTTTATGCTTCTATTCTTTTAGGAGCAGGACAAACAGAGATGGCTGTATATACAGTACCTGCTGGGTATAGTTTATTTCTTGATGATATTAACTTTACTTCTGCAGTTTCACAGGCAAACTCTTATGTACAAGTTAGGTTTTTACAAAGAGATTTTGGAACAAATGTTTTCCGTGAACAAACTAGAATTGTATTACAATCTAATACTTATATTTTTAAGTTTGAATATCCATTACGTATTCCAGAAAAAACAGACTTAGAAGTAAGGGCAATAAGTGTAGGTAGTAATAATAATCCAGTGTCTGCAACATGGCAAGGCATATTAATTAAAAATGAAATACCAGTGACTTAATGTTTGGACAGATATTACAAATAACAGGAGAAGCCTATGTTAAACCTTCTAATAGGACCCATTGCAGAATTAGCAGGTACTTGGCTAAAAGGTTCAGTAGAAACATCAAAGGCAAAGACAGATGCAAAGGTAGCCCACGCCAAAGCTGAAGCTATTGTCATGCAGAAAAAGGCCACAGGTGAAATAGACTGGGACCTTAAAATGGCTGATGCTTCTACGTCTTCTTGGAAAGATGAGTGGCTTACATTAATTTTCTCAGCACCATTGATACTTAGTTTTTGTGGTGACTGGGGCAGGACAATTGTAGCTGATGGCTTTGGTGCGTTGGCAACTATGCCTGATTGGTATCAGTACACACTAGGTGTCATTGTAGCTGCCAGCTTCGGTGTCCGTAGTGCTAGTAAGTTCTTCGGTAAGAAGTAAAGTCTCATCGTCCTCTTCTTCGTCACCCTCAAACTGTTCAGGAAACGCTTCGGCAAGAAGCTGGAACACCTTTTCAAAACCTAGTATTTGCATGGTTCCTACAATCTCTGCTTCAAGAGATTCAGGTGTGGCATCATTGTCCTCTGTGTTGTTACCACGTACACGAGACAATAACTCTAGGGCTTTTAGGGCTACTGCCCCATGACCAGCATTCCTTGCTTGCTCATACTGCTTTTCAATCTCAGAGATAACATCTACATCTGTACTAATTTCATTAGTTAGTTCTTCAATACGCTCCTGTATCTTGTCGTCTTGAAGAAGTCTATACCCTTGGTTGTGTGCAGATGCCTCACTATACCCTGCCGCAATAGCTGCTCTTGTAGCATTGCGATGCAGGATATAAGCTTGGCAGAACTTCTCTTGCTTTTCTTTAAGCTGCGATGTCATTCAATAATTCCGTATAGTATTTTTCTTGTCCACGTTTAGACTGTTTCCATACGGCTGCGGCTAGAGTACCCTCACCGTGGAAAGTAATACCCATATCCATCTGGTCGTTATCAAATAACTTTTCACAGTCCTGTGCCATTGCAAGTAACTCACCTGTAGTCCAGAACTTTTGTCCTGAAGTTTCTACCTGCATATACTTAGGCTTGGTCTTCTCAGTATCAGTTGTTTCCTTTTTCATTTCTTCTGTTACTTCTCCAACAGAACAATCAAATCCAAACAGTTCAAAGTTTCTAAACCCTAGTGTATGCGCAATGGCAATTGTGCGCATAGCTGCACAAGTACCGCCAGTAATTAGAGTAGAACCTTCTTCAATACCTGTAGCCTTGTCCACTACAATTTTATCTGTAACAGACATATCACGTAAGGCATCTGAGTAGGCTTGCCAACCTTTTACATTAGCACCTTGTTCAAGTAGGTATTCAGTAACAGATGGGTCAGTCATAGAAGCAACAAGCATAATAGTCTTATCGTCTACTGTCTTAAACAAATCNTTACGNACTACACCATGTGTACTTGTACCTGTNATAGGNCGNGGGTCTAAGATTACACAAGCAAAAGGTTGGATACCATGTTCAAGAAGCNTTGGATAGCTNTGTTTAACACAGAATACTTTNGCTTTAGTTTTCTTAATACGTTTCTTTAACTCTNCAAAGTNAGTACTGTGTCCACCAGAAACAATGATTGCTGTTTCATTATTAATNTTACTTGTTTTAATCCAATCAAAGTCTTCAATAAGTTTTTTATTGGATAAGACATTATCAATAATTTCTTCTTTAGGTCGTGAGTCTTTTGGTGTAACAACAATAGGTACACGTGTAAGTTCTTCAGGTAGTTTAGGTAAACCCTTCTTCATAGCAACAAAACAAAGATGTGTAACACCACCATCTTTAACCATATCATTACTAGGAAGAACTACCTTACCGAAAGCTTCAACCTCTTTCATAAGCTGATTGACACCATCGTTCTCAGGCATACGTCCTTCCTTATCTTTAGAAAAGTAATCATCAAAGACAAGTACAGGGATATGCTTTAAATTTTCAAAGTCAGACTTAACTGTTTCATAAGAATGTCCACCATCAATATAAGCAAAGTCCATATTCTTAATTGATTCACAGTCCTTTAGTGTTTTCTTTGTGTTTCCCTTAAATAATTCAAAGGTAAACTCTTTACCTTGTTCAAACATTTTACCACTGAACTCAGCCAGTCTTTTATTTACNGCCTCCAATGTGTTATGTTGTTTAGAGTTTAGTTCAATGTGGTCTAGTTCCGGGGTTGCTTCTTCAAACAAATCAAAGCCTACATAATGTACACTATCTGTATATTGAAATGCAGCCATTGCCATTTGAATTGCACGTCCACCATTCCATGTACCTGTCTCAACAATATTGGATGGGCGGTAATGTAAAATCATTTGAAGCAACTGTTGATAACGCTTCGGTCCATTAACATCTGGTGCAACTGTAGTATTACTTAGGTTCTTTTTTAAGTTACCTTTGAAGTGAGTAAAGTATTCAGATAAAGGTGACTGCTCAAATGCTGCTAGTCCTTTTACATTAGGTGAAAGATTATGTACTTCCATGCCATGTGCTTTATAAATATTTAGTAGGCGTTCAAAAATAAACCCATCATGCCACTCACGATAAGCAACTACCTCACCAATAGTGTAAGCACCTCTAAGGTCAGCAATGAGGCTGCAAGTATTATGAACCCCCAAGTTAAAGCCCATGAAACTTGTCTCACTGTAGTCTGTATCCTTTCTTCCTAAGTGTACTAGGTCAACCGCATCTGGTAACCATTCAGCTAGACGTTTAACATCAAGACGTTTTGTAGCTACAGTATCAGCATCAATCCAAATCATCCAATTGTTTTCAGGTGGTTCAATACCTGCGGTAATGTATTTGTCATCTACATCCATCATTTCAAACGCAAGGTCTGTCATTGCATAAACTTTATGACACCATTTGATTGCATCAAGCCGCC